ACAAGCACAAAGCGGCCTTCAATTGGCGTTGGACATTTCGGCAGGCACCGGAAAAGATCTAGCGACAGTATCCGACGCACTTTCAAAGGCTTACGCCGGCAACGACAAAGGATTAAAAGCCTTAGATCCGCGCATGAAAACCCTTCTAAAAAATGGGTTAGACGTCGAAGGCGCCATGTCGGTTTTGGCCGATACGTTCGGCGGTGACGCGGCCGCCGCCGCCAACACTGCCGAAGGCCAATTCAAGAAGCTTGGAATCGGACTAAACGAAACAAAAGAATCAATTGGCGCGGCACTATTGCCGGCCATTGAAAAAGTCTTGCCCTTCATTACCCAACTAGGCGAATGGGCACAAAACAACACCGGCGTTTTCTTAGCAGTTGGCGGAACCATTGCCGGCATTGCTACCGCCATTCTTGCCGTCAACTTTGCAATGAAGGCGTGGACAGCGGCCACAACCGCGTTCACAGCCGTTCAAGCCGCGTTTAACGCCGTCATGGCCTTGAACCCGATCTTTTTATTAGTCGCCGCATTTGTCGCCGTAGGCGTCGCCCTAGCGGTGCTACAAGCAAAGTTCAACATTTTTGGCAAAGCCTTTGCCGCAATCGGAACGGCCGCTTCTTTAGTGTGGGAAGGCATAAAAGCCGGCTTGCAAGGAATCGGCGATTTTGCCACCAAAATTTGGAACGGCTTAAAAACCGGGTTTGGCGGCGTTGTTTCAGTAGTCCGCGGATATGTCGAAACACTTGTTGGTTTTTATAAAGGCTTATTCAACGGTATCGCGTCAGTTTGGAACAACACCGTTGGCAAGCTTTCATTCAAGGTTCCCGGTTGGGTGCCCGGCTTAGGCGGAAAAGGTTTTGATGTGCCAAACATTCCCATGTTGGCAGACGGCGGAATTGTTACAGGCCCAACAATCGCCATGATCGGCGAACGAGGCCCCGAAGCCGTCGTTCCATTGCGCGGCCGAAATAGTGGCGCGTTAGGAAACACATTCAACATCACGGTTCAGGGCGGAGACCCAAACGCCATTGTTGACGCATTGCGCCGCTACAACCGTTCTAACGGCCCATTGCCGGTCAGGGTGGCATAATGGCCACACCGTCGTTATGGAAAGCAGAATTTAAGCAGGGCGCCACTTGGTACCAACTGCCAAATATCACGGCCCTATCAATCTTCAAAGGCCGTCAATTACAAATTGACGATTATTCGATTGAATCCGCGCAAATCTCTACCGAATTTCCTTCATCATGGACAACCACCCCAAAATTGGGTGACCAAATCATTCTTTACATTTACAAGCCCGGCGTCGTTACCGGCAAAGATAACTTCACATGTTTTGTTGGGCGTATTCGAGATGTTGCAATCAACTACGGATTCGTAACAAACATGGATTCGGTCACAATCAGTTGTGAAGGTTTACAAGCAGATTGGGGCCGCGCCCAACTAGTCAACTACGCGTTGGCCCAACAAACCACCGAAGATCAAATTTTGAACTTAGGTGTTGCCGCCGGCTTAGCAACTTCCCAATTTTTCGGCCGTTCTATTGGTTCCGCGCAAACGTACACCGGCAACGCATTTGAACTAGCCAACCTAATTACACGAACCGAAGAAGCCCGAATGTGGGGCGGCGAAGCGTCATTCAAAGGCACACCAACGTTGTATTGGTACGGCAGAAACACCACCGGGTTAATTACCACCGAATATGTTTTCAATGACGGCACCGGCACGCCCTACAGCTTGCAAATGAAATATGAAGGAATCCAATTCCGTTCAAGCGCGGACAACTATTACAACGAAATAACGATTGACCCGGAAGGGTTAGCGTCACAAACCGCCACGTTGTCGGAGACACCAATTTACGGTTGGAACAAAACAACCCTTGACTACACCACAAGTCAAGCTTCAGATCACGCCCAATGGGTGCTTAATAATTTCCAATCAAAAAACAGCACACTTGCTTCGATCACATTGACCGACGTTCAACAACCCAACCGTTACGACACAGGGCTATTCAACACCGCATTTCTTGAAGTTTGCGAACTGCCAATTAACACGAACGGCAAGATTTACTTTCGCGGCGATACTTACTACACCGTCATTGAAGGCGTGCAAATTGACGCAACACCCGAACAAACCCGAATCACATTATTCATGTCAGGGCAAGACAACAACGCATATTTGATTCTCAATAATTCGGTCTATGGCACCCTTGACAACAACAAGTTAGGATTTTGATTCATGGCAACTAAAACGTTCACAACCGGCGAACTTCTCACCGCGTCGGACACAAACACCTATTTGGCAAACAGCGGCCTTGTGTTTGTTAAACAACAAACCGTGGGAACTACAGTTGGAAGCGTTACCGTTTCCGGTGCTTTTAGTAGCACTTATGACAACTATCGAATAATTTATTCGGGCGGTGTCGGTTCCGGCGTCATCTATTTGACATTGCAACTTGGGGCAACAACAACAGGGTATTACGGCAGTTTGTTTGGTAGCACCTACACGGCAGGCGCTTTTGCGGGCGCCGGGTTAAATAACGGGGCGAATTTTGCGTATGCCGGATTTGCTAACGGTTCTAATTTCGCATTGTTGTCGTGCGATTTGTTTCACCCCAATTTAGCAAGAATCACAAACCTAAGTTCTAATTGGTCATTTAATGGCGTGTCATATTCAATGTTTATTGGAGAACAAGCAAGCACAACACAATTCACAGCGTTTACCATGGGGACTTCCTCTGGAACTATGACAGGCGGAATTGTCACTGTTTACGGATATAGAAAGGAATAACAAATGGCGCGACCAAACATACAAATAGACGACGAAATTCGTGAAATGACAAAAGAAGAATACGAGGCGCTATTGGCGACCGGTTGGACAGAAGAAGCGGCAGAGGCTACGCGTGATTTGGCGGATTAGTTTTGTGGCGCTTTTGTTTGCGTCAATCCTTGTAGCGTGCGGAGACCGTGAACGCGTCAATTGCCCACCATTAACCAAGAATAAGGCGTTACGCGCGGCCACAACAATTACAGTTGACACGGCAAGTGTTGGTTCTAGTCGAACGGTACAAGACAAATGCCTATAATTCCGCCGCCCCGGCGCGATCAACGCATGACAAGCGAAGAAATCAAAGCCCGGCTAATTTTCGTGGTGGCTTGCGCGTTATCGTTGACGTTTGTTGTTGCCACGATGTCTCTTATCTACGGCCTTTTATTTGTGACCCAACCGTTGGAAGTTTCGGATAACGACAAATCCGCGTGGGCAACCCTTCAACCCTTACTTCTATTCTTGACCGGATCGTTGGCCGGCCTGCTTAGCGCAAACGGCCTTAAAGACAAACCGAAAGGCAAACAAGATGAATGACAACGACAAAAAAGGCTTGCTTAAAATAGCGCGCGAAGCACTAGCAAACCTGCTTCACCGCATAGCAGACATTATTTCCCGGCCATGAACTACACCGGAACTTCTGACGGCGCGGCACCCGGCAAACGTGCCGGCACCGAAAAATTCGTGGACATTATCACCAAAAAAGGTTTCACCAATTTAGGAACATGGGCCGTTCGAAACATGCGCGGTTCGGATCGGTTGTCAGTACACGCCACCGCGCGCGCCGCCGATATCGGCTATAAAGACAAAGCCACGGCCGCAACATGGGCCAATTGGCTTGTCGCTAACTATGAACAGCTTGGAATAGAAGAAGTTCATGATTACGCCGGCACTACCAAAAAAGGGTGTGAAAAATGGGGGCGCGGTTGGCGTTGTAACCGCAACGGCAAACCCGGTTGGAAAGATTGGGATTCTGTAAACAATGGCGGTTCAGGCGGCGGCCTTTGGCTTCATGTCGAATTAACCCCCGAAATGGCAGACAACCCCCAAAAGTTTGTTGAAGCTTGGAAAGCAACACCTAAACCCGTGTAACACCCGGTTGTTAGGTTTTGGCTAAATCCACATAGACCGTATTAATTTCGGCTATGTTGTCATTTACCACCTATCGACCCGACACGAAAGGCACCAAATGAACCCCCCATTTTTCTTTTCTATCCCTCTACCGGGAAAGAACGATTAAGCGCCTGATGGTCACCGTGTTGACCACCGCCATTCTTGCAACACCCACAACCGCCGCCGCTACCGCGCGCCCTACTTCATGCCCAATGTTTGAAACAACCGCCCGACAAGCAGGGTTTAAAGGCGCCAATCTCAAAAAAATTAGTTACATCATGGCGCGCGAATCGTCATGTTTTCCGCGCGCATGGAACAAAAAAGACCCTTATACAGGTTCATATTGCTTAGCCCAATTGAACGGTTCATGGAAATTGACGTTTAAGCGCGCCGGCCTGATTCGACACACAATGGTTGAACTATTCAATCCTAAAAAATGCCTACGGGCCGCCTATTGGGTTTACACCAAATCCGGTTGGGCGCCATGGGGCACAAGAAGTTCGCAATAACCAACACAGAAAGAAAAAACAAAATGACCCCGACGGACAAAAACAAATCACTTAGGCCCGACCTACTTCAACGGATCGAAGCGCGCATTTTCTACAATTGCGCGTTCAATGATCCTGATGAAGATACACAGCTTCTTATCGAAGCCGCCGCCTACTTAAAGGCCGCGGAATATCCGATTGATTGGCAAGAAATCGCCAACGACATATTCCTTAAAGGCATGAACAACGCAATCACCGACGGGGGCAAATAATGTTTCCGGCAGATTATGAACCCGTTGATTTCCGTATTCACCGTTTCTACGACAAACACCCCGAAGGCCGCATTCTTACCGAATTGCACACAATCCACCGCAACAGCGACGGCACCGCCCGGCAATACATATTCAAAGCCGAAGTATTTCGCGACATTAAAAGCGTGATACCCGACGCCGTTGGCTACGCCGAAGAAACCGTTGGCATATCGACAGGGCCGCGCGCGTCACTATTAGAGACATGCGAGACAAGCGCAATTGGGCGCGCATTAGCCAATTTAGGGTTTAGTCCTAAAGGGTTTCGGCCTAGCGCGGAAGAAATGGAAAAGTCAAGCCGGCACGCCCACCCTTCGGCCGCAATGGTTGACCCGGAAGCCGAACCACAAGAAAAAACGTATGGCTACATAAAGCAACCAACAAACCAAGTTCCGGTTCGCGGTTTGGCGACAGAAAAACAAATCACCTTTGCAAAATCTTTAGCAAAGAAAAAAGGCTATGACGCGGAAATTTCACCCGAAATGACCGTTGCGGAAATGGCCCGATTTATTGACCACCTGAAAACATTAGAGGACATAAAGTGATGGGCGCGCTAGCCGATAACGACTACTACGAAGTGTGTGTTAGATCATTCGACAAAGAAATTCACATTGTATTTGTGGGGCGCAAATGGGGACAAGAAACCATGCGCAACATATACGTTCGCGAAATTTCGCCAATGGTTCGCGCCAACGCCGGCAAATACATGACATGGGAACAACGGTCAATTGACTACATAGGAATATCTATGAATTGTTATTCGTTTTCATGGCGCGAAGAAGGCGAAGAATGATAATTGAACTTGAACCCTTCGAATACGCGTGGGCGTGCCATGTTGGCAACCAACGTTTCATTGCCAATTGGTACAACACCGACGGCAACCATTACCAACACCGAACCGACCACAACACCGACGACAGGCGAACCGCGGACATGGCGGCCGCTATTTGCGAACTAGCAATTGCTAAAGCAACAAACCGTTATTGGGCCGGGCACGTTTGGGCGCGCGAAGATCACCAAAAGTATCGGGGCCGCCCCGACGTCGGAACCAACATTGAAGTTCGCCGTTCCAAAAACAATCAAAGTGTGATGGTGTTTAAAAAGGATTTGGGCAAGAACCAAATCTTGTTTGCCGCGCACCCTATACCACCCGAATTTAGGCTTGTTCACGTTTGGGGATTCCTGAATTGTGATGAAGCTTGGAAACTAGGCGAACCATCAAAATTTGACCCGGATAATTCAAGGCACGTATCAAAGAACCTATTTCAACCCATAGCAGAAAGAACCCCGACAAAATGAATGAAAAAGACTTCCAACAACAAGTGATTTCAATAGCCCGAATGTACGGGTGGAAGGTACAACACACGCGCGCCGTTCAAATGGCAAACGGCCGTTGGGCCACCCCAATTCAAGGCGAAGCAGGGTTTCCCGACCTTGTGCTAGTCAAATCAAACCATGATGGGCGCGGCGGCGTGATCTTTGCCGAACTGAAAACGGATCTAGGGCGCGTAGGTAAAGAACAACACGCTTGGATTGACGCCCTAGAAGGCGCCGGCGCGGAATGGTATGTTTGGCGCCCAACCGACCTTTTGGCGATCTCGCACCGTTTAAGCGCCCTTTCAAGCCATGTGACGGTGACACAATGACCATCATTCGTGCCCCACGCCCTGAACGCAACTTTTCTATCATCAACAATGAGATAATCCGCAACCAACAATTGACCTACAGGGCGCGCGGAATTCTCGCGTTTCTGCTATCCCAACCCGACCATTGGCGAACTAACACCGACCGTTTGGCGTACCCGAACACGGAAGGCCGCGACGCCATTCGAAGCGCCATGAACGAACTACAGCTTGCCGGCTATGTGGTGCTAGTCAAGCGGCAACGCGCCAACGGCCAATGGCTTAGTGAATGGTTGGTTTATGACGAACCGGCACAAAACCGAAGTGTTGATGACTTGTGGATAACTTCAACAAATGACACTTTACCGAAGCCTGAAAAACCGACGCCGGATAATCAGGCGCTAAAGGAAAGACTAACTAACAAGATTGACGCTAAAAAATCACAAACATTACTAGAGACTATGACAGTCACCTTGTGTACAACATGCAATGGATCAGGCAAGAATGCTTCGACAACTAACAAGGGATATCTCATAAAAGCTTGTGGAACATGCAAAGGGGCCGGCACCCAATGAACACAAACGAAAAATGCCCATGGGAAATCAGGCCCAACACCATTGAAGCAATGGCAAATTCCATATTGCAACAACACATTTGGGAAACAGAAAACGGCAAGAAAGCGCCCCTTGAATGGTGCTTAATACCAACAAGCCATTTGTTCCAAGATCTCATGCTTCGCGTCATCATTCTTGAACAAAGGGTGAAAGACATGGGGCGCGCGTGAATCAATACCGTGACCCGATCTATCAGGCCAACAGGAAACAAATACTTAGCGGCGAACCATACTGTCATTGGTGTAAGCGCGCGAAAGCAAGCGAAGCCGATCATCTCATTGAAGTTGACCGAGGCGGATCAAATGACATTGACAATTTGGTGCCGGCTTGTCACAAATGCAACAGCCGGCGCGGCGCGGAATACCTAGCGAAGAAACGAAACACAAACGTTCAAAATCGCAAAAAAATAGAAATTTCGCCAAATTTTTTTGATTTTCAAAAACAAATCAC